GAATCTGTTGTTCCTTATATTTTAAAAAGTCGTTTTTTTCTTGAATTTATCGGATATGATCACAATATCGAGTAAATTTTTGAACAGTTTCATAACCATTTTTGCCTTCAATTATCGTTCCCATTTCAGGATGTGCTCCTTGAAGCCAGCGTATTCCGCTTTCTCTGTTTGAGCATTTGTATGTAACTAGTTCATCTAGTATTTTTATCGAGGGAGATTTTTGATCCTTTGTTTTAGTTTGCCCATCCCGACTTCTGTCAAGACCATAAATCCTAATCCTCTCTGCTGGCAATATTGGTTGCACGCTGTCCATTTCGCATTATTCCTTGGCAATGTTGTTTGATTTGCCGGTTTGATTTCCCAAATTTCAATTCTTCCGTCATCGAACATAACCTTTAAGTCAGGGTTATATTCATGAATGTTTCCTTCAAATGTATATTGGACTTTAAGTGGCTCCACTTCATATCCAATAACTTCTGGCATTGCCTCCAAGCATTCGTAAACATCGCATTCCATCCCTGATCGATAATGCATTTCCTTGCCTCCGTTCTTGTTGGACATCATGTATCCTTCTCTGAACTTCGGCTTGCGTTGTTTAAGCTTACCAGTCTTCGCAGACTGGTCTTTCCATATAATAGCCTTCATCTGTCCGTTTTTCGGTATATTTTTTTCATGTGGGTGTATCGCTTTGTAATGAGTTCGCACACAACGAACGGGACAGCCACAACGAGCAAGAGGACATAAAATGTATTCTCTGCCTTCTTCATGAGATTCGATGATATGCGCTTTATAGTCTTCAAAATTTTCATGAACAACTCCGCACACAAAACATGTGTATTTTCTTTTTCCATTATCTTTTGAAAATGGTAGCGTCATTTCTTTTTTGATTTCTTTTTGGAGAATTTCATCATATTATCGATAGCTTCTTCACGGGGACAGACAGTGATCTTCGGTAGATCTTTGATGCCAAATACACTTTCTGTTGATTTTTCAGGATCATTACTTAAAAATTTAATTAAATTAAATGCAGGAAACCGTGCTTCTTGACGAAATCCCGGCATCATTGGATCATCTTCTGTATCAGTTTTGAGTTTGGCAAATATAAGCCTGCTGTCTTCAGGAGCACCAAAATACTCGTCCCCTTTTTTAAAGAAAAGTATTAGTTCGTGCTTGTCTAAAAGATCATTCATTGAATCAATGTGTTCAAGCTGGATGTCCCAGCGATCCATTAAGTCACGAAATGATGAAAAAGAAGGAGAGTTCATAATTTTACCTGTAAATGTTTTACAACATATATATAAATAATAATTTCAAAAAAGGATAATAATGGCCTTGTATAATTTGAATTTTGCTAAACTTGGATGCGAAGCAGTCAAATAGAAGCAGCAGACATTAAATTTACAGTTTTGCTTTATTTTGTAAAAAAGCCTAGAGATAATATATAAATTATGCGACCTTCATTTTCAGGATTTAAGAAATTTTTTGAGGAGATGGACCCATCTCAAGAAAAAGATATCGTAGCATCTGGCGACTCAAAAAAACAAGATTATTTTGCTTCATTAGAAGATGAAGAAAATATGACTTGGAGTGATATTAAAAATACTTTTTCTGGCGAACCATGGGTTTCTTCACATTTTCCTCTAGGAACCAAAGGCAAAGAAGTTCTTTATAAGTTGCAACCTTGGAAAATTTCTAAGGGATCAATGACACAGGCTGGCGCTGATATAGAATTAGTTCATGGTGATAAAGATAGAAGCTATCTCAAGGGAAATGTTGCAAATAAAAGCAAATATAAAGATAGACGTAAATATTTTGTGAAAAGAAAAGATTTGCAAGACTTTTTGACAGGCGGTTGGCAACCAGCCATTCAAAGCGCCGCTGGCGGATCTCCATAAATGTGAGGCTAATATGAAATTTAGAGAATGGATTAAATTAAGAGAAGTTGGAACAAGCACGTCTGGTGTTGCTCATGTTCCAACGAGACTATTTGGCGGCACTGTGCAAAAGATGTATCCAGAACCAATTATTATCGGCGGCAGAGAAGTAGAAAAGAAAAAAAAGAAAAAATAATCATACATAAATAAAAGGAATATCATGTATAATCAAAAGTATATCCAGTTCTTGTCAGGAATTATCAGCGAAAGTGATTTTTACGAAGAAGATGCAATGAATCCAGTCCCTACCCCTCCTGCTGGCATTCCTACTCCTGCTGATGCTGGCGCTCCTGCTGGTGGTGGCGCTCCTGCTGGTGGTGGCGTTCCTGCTCCTGCTGGTGGTACTCCTTCTCCTGATGAAGAAGTTCAGAAAGAAACTGCTGAATTCACAAAGTCAATTCAGAATGCTCTTAATAAAATGCTTATGGTTCTTGATAAACATAAAATGAACAAGAATCATGCGATGAATTTAATTTCTCAGATTGCTGCTCCGATTATTGAAAAATATAATATAAGTAAAACACAGGCATTTAACGCTGTTTCTCAATAATATCAAAAGTTAGTCTTTACAGTTGAAGTTAATTATTTTATAATTTGACAGGATCACATTTCAAGAGGTTCTGTCATGTCTGATATTATGGATTCTGTTGTCAACAAGACAATTAATTGCCTTGATAAAGGGCATGTTACTCTCGTCGATGTAATGCCAAGGAATGTTCCTGAAGGTAAAACTGCGGATTATGCAATCGTTCAGGCTGCAAGAGTAAGCTATGGAGATGGAACTAAAACCGTTAATGAAGACCGTGGACTTATTCGCTACCTTCTCAGACACCAACACACTACTCCATTAGAAATGGTAACCCTAAAATTTCATTGCAAGATGCCTATCTTTGTTTGCCGTCAATGGGCAAGGCACCGCATGAGTTCAACAAATGAAATTTCAGGTCGTTATTCGGTTATGAAGGACGAATTTTATTTCCCTCAGGCCAGCGATTTAAGATCCCAATCTCAAAACAATAAGCAAGGCGGAGATGGCACTATCGACGAAATAACAGCTAACTATTCAGCAGGTAAAATTACCAATGATTGCAATTCAGCTTATGATTTTTATGAGTATATGATTCATGCAGGTGTCTCAAGAGAACAAGCAAGAATGGTTCTCCCTCTCAACTTATACACAGAATTTTATTGGAAAATTGATCTTCACAATCTTTTTCACTTTTTGGCACTAAGAGCAGATAGCCATGCCCAAAAGGAAATCAGAGTTTATGCAGAAGCAATTATTGATATTTTACGCCAAATTGTTCCAGTAGCACTTGAAGCATGGGAAGATTATCATCCTATGCGTGGAGCAATAAAACTCACAAGACTCGAAACAGAAGCACTAAAAAGCTACATCCAGAAATTTCAATCTTTTGCTCATACCGAATTCCAACATGTTGTCAGTGACAACAAGCGTGAACAGTCTGAATGGATAGAGAAAGCCAAGATTCTTGGAATCAATGTTCCTCCGACAAAACAGAATGAGGCTTAGGATCAACTAATTGAAAGCCATGATTGGCTATAATTTGTAATGTTAGAACAATCATTGTGATCATGGCTTTCTCCCTTTTGGACATTATACCAAATGAAAAGCATTTTACAATTTCTAGAAAGCGATAAAAACGGCCAAACTCTTAATATTGGAGTAATTGGTGATGCAATCATTGATGAATACTATGACGTTAAAATTAAAAGAATAAGTCCTGAATGTCCAATTCCCATCATGCATAGCAAAGAACATGAAGCAAAAATTCTTCCCGGTGGAGCCGCAAATGTCGTTCATCAATTCAAGAATTTTAATGCTAAAGTTAATCTTGGTTGCTTGTTAGATTATAAAGCGAAAAGTATATTTGAAAACACAAAAATCAATACCCATTATTCAGTAGATATCGCTCATGATATTTCTAGGAAGAGAAGGTATTTTAGTGAAAATGTTCAGGTTGCAAGAATTGATATAGAAAAAAATAATTATGGCTTTAGTGATGATGATTTGTTTTTAAAAACCGAATCGTTGTTTGATAAGTTTGTTTTGAATGGTTTTCAGGCCGTTATATTTTCAGATTATGGGAAAGGAATATTTAATTTTTTCAAAAACGAATATCTTAAAAAATTCCCAATCACAGTTGTTGATCCAAAAAATGGCGATCTGACTCGTTGGCGTGGATGTACTGTTCTGAAACCAAATCAAGAAGAAGCATTGAAATTAAGTGGGAAAAATAATGTTCGTGATGCTGGTCTTTATTTGTCAGAATTCTTGGAATGTTCTGTTGTCATTACTCAGGCAGGACAAGGAATTAGTGTTTTTGAAAAAGGCGGAATAACTGAGATTAGACCAAGAGTAAGCCCTGCTGTTGCCGAATCTGTAATTGGTGCTGGAGACGCCTTTATAACATTCTTGACAATGGCAATGTGTAGGGGATTTTCTCTTCAAGAATCTGCCGATATTGCATTTAAGGCTGGTACATTATATGTTTTGAATAAACATAACAAACCTTTAGATAGATTTTCTATTATTCACTCTATTGATCCAATTGGCGCAAAGGTTATACCTTATGATGAAATCAATATGTTTTGCAATAGAGATTATAAATTGGTTTTTACTAATGGCTGTTTTGATATCATGCATATGGGGCATATTGATTGCTTGAAATTCGCCAAATCACAAGGCGATAAACTTGTAGTTGGCCTCAATTCAGATGAAAGTGTTGCAAGATTAAAACCCAAAAGACCGATTATGTCGGTTAAGGATCGTGCTTCTGTTCTTGCAGCATGTGAATATGTTGATTATGTTGTTGTGTTTGATGATGATACACCATTAGAACTTATCAAAAAGATTAGCCCTGATGTTTTAGTAAAAGGCGCAGATTATAAGGAAGAGGACGTTGTTGGTTATAAAATTGTCCCAGAAATAAAAAGATGCCCTCTTGTGGAGGGCATCAGTACAACAAGCATTATTGAAAAAATTAAAAAACTTTAGCGTCTTTTTCTTTTATTCAGATTATTCTCTGCTTGTTCAATTGTCAAAACACCAGAAAGAACTAGAAGCTGTTCACTCATGTTCAAGCCGGGATGGAATGTGGATGCGTTTTGCGGTTGAGAAGAGAATGAAACTCCTGATGGTATCATATTATTGGAAGGAGGTACGTTTCCGCCAAAACCTCCTCTATTTGCAGAATTTGCATTTGGTCCAGATGTTTTAATTCCTTTGTTATTATTTTGATTTAAATTTAAAATAGATCCTGCATTGTTTTGATTTTGATTTTGATTTTGATTAGTTAGACCTTGAATATTTTGATTGTGTGTTGGAGTTGCTTGAGCGCCTGCCATACCAACTCCGCCAGCTGAAACTCCAGCGTCTATTAGTGCTTTTCTAACTGCTGAACTCAAAGGACCTCTAAGATCTACTTTTCCATCATTTAGTGCTGATTGAAGAGCGTTTAGAACAGCAGTTTTATCCATGCCATCTGGAGGAATAACTGGCATATCTACTCTATCCAAATTGGTTGCATTTGCTTTAGATGTTGCTGGTATTGCGTCCAAATTTGCCATAAGAATTTGCAGTCCCTTATTAGGGTCGCCGTTTGCTCCGGGTACTTTACCCAATTTTTCTTGGGGTATTTGTGGCAATTGACTTCTTAATTTATCAAATGCTTGTGTAATACTATCGCCGTCAGCTGCATTTCCTTGCGTAACGCCAAGTTCACCTACTGTATATGCATTTAATACTGTGATTAATTTTTCTAGTGGTAAGCCTATTTTAAGAACTTTTACTGGTGTTTGTGGATATAACACAAGAGCAGCAGCCCATCTATGATGGCCATCCATAATTGCATTGTCTTGAGATACAATTGCTTCCATATTTGATAAAAATTCAGGCTTATCAATTCCTGTTTCTATCATACCCTTAACTTTGTCTGGTTTTAAGGTTGCTTGTGTTGGCTTAAAACTAGTTGGCAACAAGTTTTCAAAAGTTGCTTTAATTTTGTCATCTGATGGATCGGCACCGTCATCCAAGCCATTTTTTACTAAGGATTGTGCTATGGCTGGATTTCTTGCAATTTTGGAGAGCGGCACAGGGTCTTGACCCATACCTAAATCAATGTCTGCCCCCGCTGGCAGGTTAGATTGATTTCCACTCATTGCGAATGAAGAGGCAACATCTCCAACCATGCTGTCTTCTTCTTTTAACAGTCTATATTTGCTTACTTGTCTGTAAAATTCAGCAAAACTCTTCATAATATATTTCCTTTTATTTACAAAAACAGTTAGTTTTTCCGCATGATTCGCAACAAGTACAAAGATCGCAGCAAGCACCCTTTAATTTGCAGCAACCTTCAACAGCGCAACAGGGGCAACCACATTGGCAAATGCATTTTTCACACAAGCATTTTGTAGATGATTTCACAAAACCAGCGCAAATAAAACCTGTAATTATAATTACAGCAATTGCTCCCAACAATGAATCAATCCAATTAGACATGTTTGCTCCTACTATGTATAATTATTTAGGCTACTACAGTTATAATTACATTATGAGTAAGAAAAAAATTAACAAAAAATATGTTAAGTTGTCTTATGGGAAATGCCGTTTTTGCGATTGCTCTGAATATGCCCTTCTTGACTGCCACAAAATAATCGAAGGAAACAAGAAGGAAGGACCGGGTTATGTGAAAGAAAATGTAGTTGTTTGCTGCGCTCTTTGTCACAGAAAAATACATGCGAATATAATTAAAATCGATAGATACTACACAACAACTTTAGGCAAACAGATTTTGCACTATTGGCTCGATGGAGTTGAACATTGGGATTGATATATAGATCATGCTTACTTTTCAACAATTTCTAGAATCTAGAAAACATGCTACAGGAACTTTTGGAATGGGAACTGGACAGAGTCCAGCGAAAATTATGGCTAAAGGAGCAACTAGCCCTGCAAGTCCTACTCGTCCAAAATATCATGGATTAAGTGTTGCAAAATCTTATCCTGTTG